AAGACAACAAGTTAGCAATCCAAAATGGTTTAAGAACTGAAATCGCTGAGGACTTTATGAATAAGTTGAAAGACCTATTTACTGAGTCACACATTCAGGTGCCAGAGGATAAAGTTGACATGGTTGACGAACTCGCAGACAATGTTGAAGAACTTGAGTCACAACTCAATGACACAATTGCAAAGTCCGTATCAATGGCTGAAGAGTTAGAGACATATAAAAGGGAGTCTATCATTAGAGAGGCAACCAAAGATTTGGCTGAAACTCAAGTCGAAAAGCTAAAGTCACTAGCAGAAAACGTAGATTTTGATGACGAAGAAACTTTTGCAAAGAAAGTTGCTCAGTTAAAAGAATCTTACTTCGCTAAGACAGCAAAAACCCAAGAAGAAATCATTGAAGACGATGATGCTCCAATAATGCAAACATCAGGTTCAATGGATTCTTATCTTAACGCAATAAAGAAAACTGCAAATAAATAGGGAGTCCTAAATGACAGTATCATACGATAGATTGATCGAAAAGTGGGCACCAGTATTGAACGAAGAGTCAGCTGGTACTATCACCGATCATCATAAGAAAGCCGTTACTGCAGCAGTACTTGAGAATCAAGAGATCGCTCTTAGAGAAGAAGGAATGATTACTGAAGCCGCTCCAGCAAACGCAACATCATCTGTATCAAATTGGAATCCAGTATTGATCGCACTCGTAAGACGAGCTATGCCAAACTTAATGGCATACGACATCTGTGGTGTGCAGCCAATGTCTGGTCCAACAGGCTTAATCTTCGCGATGAAGTCAAGATATGGCGGTGGTTCAACATCTAATAGAGAAGCACTATTCAACGAAGCTGAGACTCAGTTTTCTGGTGACAGTGCTGGTACTCACGACTCTGATAATGCATCAGGTCTTAACGTAACAAACTTAGACTCAGACTCAACAGCTGATGATGCAAGACTTACAAACATCATGGCTGGTGGTATGACTACAAACGAAGCTGAAAAGTTAGGTTCATCTGGAGAAACTTCATTCAGAGAAATGGGTTTCACTATTGAGAAAGCAACTGTGACTGCTAAGTCAAGAGCATTAAAAGCTGAATACAGCTTAGAATTAGCTCAAGACCTTAAAGCTATTCATGGTCTAGACGCTGAGACAGAATTGGCAAACATCTTGTCAACAGAAATCTTAGCTGAAATCAATAGAGAAGTTATTAGAACTATTAACTCTCAAGCTAAAACTGGCGCACTTCAAAAGAACACTGCGGTAAACGGTATCTTCAATATTCAGACAGATGCAGACGGCAGATGGTCAGTCGAGAAGTTCAAAGGTTTGATTCTTCAAATCGAAAGAGAGTCAAATATCATTGCTAAAGAGACACGTAGAGGTAAAGGAAACTTCCTCGTATGTTCATCTGATGTAGCATCTGCATTAGCTGCAGCTGGTATGATGGATTACACACCTGCAATGGCAACTAACTTAAATGTTGATGACACAGGTAATACTTTTGCCGGTACTATAAACGGCAGAATGAGAGTATACATCGATCCGTATGCAAATACAGACTACGCAACAGTAGGTTATAAGGGTACTAACCCATATGATGCTGGTCTTTTCTACTGTCCATACGTTCCATTAACAATGGTACGTGCAGTTGGAGAAGATACATTCCAACCAAAAATTGGTTTTAAAACCAGATATGGAATGGCATCAAACCCATACGTAGGTGCTACACCTGCTAATGGCCTAGCCGCTGTTAAGACTAATCAGTACTACAGAATATTCAGAGTTGACAATATTCTAGGTGCATAAGTCTTAGTACTTAATATTAAAGAGAGGAGCTTCGGCTCCTCTTTTTTTCGTATAAATAGAATTATTATAGGAGATAGCAATGCCAGTAACAGTAGTAACAACATTTTATAAAACTGATGCGTCTATCGAAGATTACGCTAATCCTGAAGTTAAAAAAGTTTTAGATGATTATGAGAGTTCTAATAAAATAACCGAGCGTAAAACTAGTAGATCTGAAAATGGATTAGTACAAGAGCGAACTAGAGTATTTGCCGACCAAGAAAGTTATGATGCGTTTAGACTTGAAACTGCAGTTGTTAACAATAAAGCGATTAGAGATAAATGGCAGGCGGATAACAACGTAAGAATGGACCGTTCGGTCGTTGCAAAATAAATGGACGTATTCTTATTAACATTATTTGTGTTCATGTCATTCATAGCTTCAAGTTTGTCATTAGCGTCCATGCTTAATAGACCGATAAAAGGTAGCTGTGGTGGAATAAATTGTAGGTGTAAAAATGGCACTAACTAGTAACTTTAACTATTTACAACCTACGGGTTTTAAGTTAGTTATAGATAGAAAAAATTATCCTAACTTAGAGTTTTTTGTACAAGACTTTACACATGCTGGTGTCATAATGAATACCGCAGACTTAGGATATAAAAAGATTGCAGCAATACCATTTATTGGTGATAAACTCACATATAATGAAATGTTGGCAAATATTATTTTAGATGAAGACATGAAGTCTTATACAGAAATGCATAACTGGATGAGACGTAACTTAGATCGAGATAACGTAACACCACTCGACAGATTTAAAAATGCAACACAAAGACCACCATCACAATCCGATATTACACTATCAATATTGAACAGTGCTAATAACGCAATTGCGCAGATTATATATAGAGATAGTATACCAGTAGCATTGACCGATATACAATTTCAAGCCACCAGCGGTGCAGAATCATTCTTAACATTTGGTGCATCATTTAGATTTACTTACTTTGATATTAAAACATTCAATGCAACAACTGGAGCAATCGAAGATTCGTTTGATGTGACTGGCACCACTGGCTAACATATATTATTGGAGACCTAATTGGAATTTACATATTATGATCAAACAGTTGACCTTTTACCTGAAAAATATTTAGAACTTTGGCGACCTAGGATTGTCGTTAGCGTATCAGGAGGATTAGACTCTGCTGCGTTATTATGGTTATTGTGCACATACTTTCCAGATATTGAAAAGCATATATTCACGGGAGATGACGCAAATCACCCGGCAGATGCTTGTTGTGCTGAAGACGTAGTTAATTACATAAAGAAACAAATACCTAACCATAATATAAAGTCTCATGATTTTGTGGTGTTCGATGATATGGATCTTGAAATATTAGAAGAAGTTAAATTACTCGTTGAACAAAATCCTGAACAATATAGAAAACAATTTCCTTACATAGAAAGAGACAAGGAAAGAAGAGAGCAAGGCCTTCCACCTCATAGATATACAGATGAAGAAATGTTTTTAGGTAAAATAGCGAAACCGTTATTGAATCGTAGAAACATGACACGTATAATGGAAAAGCATAACTGTCCAATCTACTTATCTGGTATGACAATGAATCCACCTAATGATGAAATGAAACGCTTAGGTTTTTATAATATTGCCGAAACGAAAAGAAATGAAGATTGTGTTGATCAGCGAATAAAAGTTGCAGTTCATCGAAGAGGAGGAATAGCTTATCAACCTTTTTGCAGAGTTAATAAACTATTTGTTAAAGGAGTTTTTGAGGCACACGGTATACTGGAAGAAATATTTCCTCTAACTGGCTCTTGTACTGGTGGAGCAAATGTAACTAAATTGTGGACGGAACCTTGCATGAAATGTTTTTGGTGTCAAGAAAAACATTGGGCATTTGGAAAGTATTAATGGAAGACTTAAAAGAATTAAATATGTTAATCGACTATGTTGGTCATCCAGCAATGAATGATGATTATTTAAACAAAAAAAGATTAGATACTCTTAATATGCTTATCAGAACTAACAGACATGTTGTGATTGTTAATATTGGCAGTATACATCACACTGGAAAAGATGGTTGGGATCATTTTACAAGATACGGTGAAATGTTTAAAGAGATTAAACGTATTGCGTTAAAAAGATCAAATGTAACTTGGATTGATGTTAAAGATGATGTAAGTATTCCAGAATTAAGCGAAATACTTAATAAATATAATTATACCATTACACCATCAACCGAAATAAATATAAGTGGAACAAACTTATCGGGTTGTGTTATGAGTAACAAACAAACTTCGGTTACAAACTTTGCAGAACTTGGATTTAAAGTTAACATTATTCTTCCTATGTGTGCTGAAGGAGAAAACACTGGAGTTAATGATTTAGAAAAAATGATGAAAGCAATTACTCATATGTATAGTCATTTAAAAAAGAGAAAACTAATAGATAACGTAGATTTAAAATGGCCATATCTAAAAACATAAGACAACAGATTGAAGATGATGACATATACTTTTGTCATATGCCGTGGACTATGGTTTACAGCGAAATAAATGGTGCGTGGCAAACGTGTTGTCATGCTAAAAATTCTGGTATGTCTTTAAAAACTACTACACCTGAACAATGGATGCAATCTGATTTTCAAAACAAGTTACGCAATGAAATGTTGGATCCAAATTCTGATCACAAGTTAATTAACGAAATTTGCAGAAGATGCAAGGTAGAAGAAAAACAATATGGAGAATCTAGAAGATTACGAAAATTAAGAAGCATGAAAAGTAATCAAGAATATTACGACAATATAATGCAAGCAGTTGAAATGTACAAAGCTGCGGAACATTTTGATTTTCATGAAAGAATATTAGAAACTCAAGTAAAAGTTTTTGGAATGGAATGTAATTTAGATTGTCACATGTGTCCACCCGCTTATTCTACTACCAGACAAAAGACACAATTAAAAGATGGAATGTTACATGAAGAAATTTACGGTGATGCACAAAGGCATATAAGATCTACTCTAGCTACTGCACAAAATGTTAAGATTGACATGATGGAAAGTTTAAGGGAATTAGCTCCTTATACTCATTTTGTAAAAATCATTGGTGGTGAACCTTTAGTAATGAAAAAACAATTTGAGTATTTAAAGATACTGATTGACAGCGGTCATTCAAAGCACGTCACTATTAAATATCAAACCAACATGACAAAACTTGGAAACAAGAAACACAGAGTAATTGATTTTATTCCTCATTTTAAAAGATTCACATTTACCGCTTCTTTAGATAGTATGGGTGATGCTATAGAATACTGTCGTAGAAGAACAAAATGGGATGAGGTACTTCACAATATGGAAACAGTAAAACAATATGATAATGTTGTTGTCGATACAAACTCTACTATGGGTTTTCTAAGCATACTAAGATTCTATGAGTTTTTAGAATGGGCAGAAAATTATAAATATATAGATAGAGTACAGAGTGTTTATGCTTTAGAAAGACCACCGCATTTTCAAGTTAAAAATTTACCGCAAAAAATAAAAGATAATCTTATACCAAAGTATTCAAACTGGCCGCATATTCAAAAAATGTTGATGCAGACGCACGATAAGTTCGGTGAACCAAAGGAACTTAAAAACACTTTTAATTATCTATTAGCACAGGACGATTATTATAGAGGAACAAAGTACGAAAAAAATTTATTTGAAGTTTTTCCTGAACTTGAAGAATTTTATGTTAGATAAATAGATTATGGAGACATTATGATTGATTTGAAACAAGTCCACGAAATGTGGCAACAAGATTGCGCTATTAATAATATGCAGCTAGATGAAACATCTAAGCAAACACCAAAATTACATTCAAAATACTTACAGCTATGGTCAACCGCAAAGCTTGAATTACGGCGTGCAGAGTTTGATCAGAAAAAATTATTGAAAGAAAAATGGTTATACTATAATGGTAAGATGGATCAGGAAACTTTAAAAGAAAAAGGTTGGGATCCGGATCCGTTTGAAGGTTTAAAGATACTTAAAGGCGAAATGGATTACTACTATGATAGCGATCCTGAAATACAGAAGTCAGAAGAAAAAATACAATATTGGAAAACAACAATTGATACATTAACAGAGATTATAGATAATTTAAAATGGCGACACCAAACTATATCGAACATAATTAGATGGAAACAATTCGAGTCAGGAAACTAAATCATTCAATCATACATTTAGAGTGTGAAAGAAGTGTTGGAGCAGAGTTAAGAGAGTTCTTTTCTTTTTACGTTCCAGGATACAAGTTTATGCCCGCATATCGTAATAGAATGTGGGATGGAAAAATAAGATTATATAATCAAACTACTGGCCAAATACCAGCAGGTTTATTTCCTCAGGTACTTTCATTTGCAGAATTAAGAGAATATGAATTAGAAATAGAAGAAACAGAATACGGTAATCCTAATGAAGGAAATAAAATTAATCCTGAATTTATGATGAAATTTATAGATGCTTTAAAGTTACCATTTAAAATAAGAGATTATCAGTTTGATGCAGTGTGCACTGGAATACAAAGAAAAAATGCTATATTATTATCGCCGACTGGTTCTGGTAAATCACTTATAATATATGCTCTAATGCGTTATCTTATATCGTCGTTTGAACAAGACGTTCTTGTGATAGTACCGACTACGTCATTAGTTGAGCAAATGTATAATGATTTTAAAACTTATGGTTATGATGTAGAAAAATATTGTCATAGAATATATTCAGGTAAAGATAAAAATACAACTAAAAGAATCATAATAAGCACATGGCAATCAATATATAGATTTCAACCAGATTGGTTTAGTAGATTTGGAGCAGTATTTGGAGATGAGTGTCATGGATTTAAATCTAAATCACTTACTACTATAATGAATAAATGTGTAGAAGCTGAATACAGATTTGGCACAACTGGAACTTTAGATGGCGCATTAACGCATGAATTAGTATTACAAGGATTGTTTGGAAAGGTATATAGAGTTACAAGCACAAGAGAATTACAAGATAACGATACTCTTGCAAAACTTAATATAAGACGAATAGTATTAGATTATAATGACATAATAAAAAAAGATTTTGGAAAGAAAACATATCAAGAAGAAATTGAATTTATTGTAACTTACCAAAAAAGAAATACGTTTATAAAAAATTTAACATTAGATTTAAAAGGTAACACATTAGTTTTATATAATTATGTAGAAAAACATGGTAAGCCACTTTATAATATGATTAAAGATGATGTTGAAGAAAGTCGCAAGACTTTTTTTGTATCCGGAGAAACAGCTGCTACAGATCGTGAAGCGATAAGAGCTATAGTAGAAAAACAAAAAAATTCTATTACAGTTGCGTCTCTTGGTACGTTTAGCACAGGTATAAATATTAGGAATCTACATAATATAGTCTTTGCATCTCCATCCAAATCACAGATAAGAGTGTTGCAAAGTATTGGTAGAGGTCTAAGAAAAACAGATGATGGCAAAGATACTACATTATACGATATTATAGATGACATAAGTTGGAAATCTAGAAAAAATTATGGAATATTACATGCAGATGAAAGACTTAGAATTTATGGAAGAGAAAAATTTAACCATAAAACGTACAGAGTAAATTTATGACTATAAAACAATTTAAGTTAACAAATAATGAAGAAGTGATATGCGAAGTCGTTGAATGGGACACAAACGATGAAGTTGGTGACATTTTGGTGAAGAAAGCATTACGAATAATTGGTGTAGAAGATTATCAAAAAGGTTGGAGGTTCTTTGCTTTTAGACCTTGGATGTCTTTTCATGATGATCCGGAATCTTTGCAAACAATAAACTCTTCACATATTATAGTCACAACGAATCCAACATCAAAAATATTAAAACATTATAAAGCATGTTTACATGGTATAAAAAGAGATTTAAAATTAGATAAATCAGGTAAAAAGAAAAAAGTATACGCCAATCTAGATGAAATACAAGATGTAATAAAAGATCTTACAGATGATGAGATGGATGACTTTTTAGCCAGAAAATATGGTGCAGTTGAAGAAGATAGTTTTCTTCCTGATTCCGATAATAGTAATGTAATTAAGTTCAAGCCGAAGGGTACTCTACACTAGGGTATATCCCTCCTCCGAATATACTATTCTATTTTACCACACTTTTCAGCAAATGTACACCGTTATTTTTGCTTCTTAAATGAAAAAATACTATTGTACTTTTACACAAAAATAGTGTATAATAGTACTATACAATAAAGGATTAGCTATGGCCCGTAAAAAAAGTATACATTATGTCAACAATTCTGATTTTTCTACTTCAGTAGTCGAATACGTCAAAAGAGTAGAAAAAGCTAGAAAAGAAGAAACAACGATTCCTACAGTACCAGATTATGTAGCTCAATGCTTTCTCAGAATAGCAGAAGGTTTATCACATAAAGCTAACTTCATAAGATATACTTACAGAGAAGAAATGGTAATGGACGCAGTTGAAAATTGTTTAAAAGCAATAGGGAACTATAACTTAGAAGCAGCAACAAGAACCGGTAAACCAAATGCATTCGCATACTTTACACAAATAACTTGGTATGCATTCTTAAGAAGAATAACAAAAGAAAAGAAACAACAAGAAATAAAAATAAAGTATTTAACTAAATCAGGCATTGATAGCTTCATAGATGCAGGTACAGAAGAAGTTGCTACAGCTACAGCTACACATTTTGTAGATACTTTAAGAGATAGAATTCAAAGAGTTAGAAGCACTGATGAAGAAATTAAAGAGATTGTTAAAAAAGAAAGAAAGAAACGTAAAGTGAAAATAGCAGATTCAGATTTAAGTGAGTTTATGGAATGAAGATAGCTATATTGACTGATACACATTGTGGTATCAGAAACTCTTCTGAGGTATTCTTAGACAATGCAGAAGATTTTTATAGTAACATATTTTTTCCTGAATGCGAAAAGCGTGGTATAAAACAGATATTGCACTTAGGTGATTACTATGATCATCGTAAGTTTGTAAATTTTAAAGCGTTAAACCAAAATCGTAGAGTATTTCTTGATCAGTTAAGAAAAAATAAAATGACTATGGATATTATACCAGGGAATCATGACACTTACTACAAAAACACGAATGAACTTAATGCATTAAAAGAATGTCTTGGACATTACATGAACGAAATTCATATTGTTATGGAACCAACTGTCATGCAATATGGATCATTAAGTATGGGTCTTCTTCCGTGGATATGCGCAGACAACTATGATCAGTCGATGAATTTTATTAGAGATTGTAAAGCTGATTGGTTAGGTGCACACCTTGAATTAGCCAACTTTGAAATAGGAAGAGGTATAATGGCTCATAGTGGTATGGACCCTAAATTATTTAAAAAGTTTGAACAAGTATTATCTGGACATTATCATACTGCATCTAAAAAAGAAAACATCTGGTATCTTGGAAACCCCATGGAGTTCTTTTGGTCTGATGCGCATGATCCTAAGTACTTTCATGTGTTAGATACTGAAACAAGGCAAATTGAAAAAGTAAGAAATACTTACACTTTATTTGAAAAAATAGTGTACAATGACAAAGAAGTATGTTATAATAACTATAATAAAAACTTATCTAAAAAGTTCGTAAAAGTTATAGTTGCTGAAAAGACTGATCCTTTTACTTTTGACAGATTCATTGATAACATTCAGAATCAAGACATATATGAATTAAAGATAGCAGAAAACTTTAGTGAGTTTATGGGTGAAAATGTTAATGATGAAGAAGTTAATTTTGAAGATACAACAGAAATAGTAGATTCATATGTTGAAGCAGTGGATACTGATTTAGATAAAGATAAGATTAAGATCCAAATGAGAGAATTGATGACTGAAGCACAGGCACTTGAAATAGCATGATAATTTTTAAATCTATTAAATATAAAAACTTTTTATCTTCTGGCAATTATTTTACTGAGATACCTTTAGATAAAAGTAAATCAACATTGATAGTTGGTCACAATGGTGCAGGTAAATCAACCATGCTTGATGCTATATCTTTTGCGCTGTTCGGTAAACCACATCGAAAGATAAGTAAGAATCAACTTGTTAATTCTATAAATCAAAAGCAATCACTTGTTGAAGTAGAATTCTCCATAGGTAAAGCACAATTTAAAATTGTAAGAGGCATAAAACCTAATGTGTTTGAAATATGGAAAGATGGAAGCATGATTAATCAATCATCGCATGCATTGGAATATCAGAAGATCCTCGAACAAAACATTTTAAAACTCAATCATAAGAGTTTTCATCAAGTAGTAGTATTAGGTTCGTCATCTTTTATCCCCTTTATGCAGCTTAATGCTGGTCACCGTAGAAATGTCATCGAGGATCTTCTGGATATTAATATCTTTTCTAAAATGAATATTATATTAAGAGAAAGAAATTCTACACTTAAAGAAAACATTAACACAACCAATAATGAAACTAATATAGTTAAAAGTAAAATAGAACAACAAACAAAATATATACGTGACATTGCTGCAGTTACCGAAGAAAATAAAGGTAAGTATGAAAAACAAATTAAAAGTGGTAAAGAAAAAATAAAGAAGTTACAAGATGAAAATAATAATATCAGTAAACAACTTGAAGAAAGTACAGCTGCAGATGAATTAAAAGAAATACAAAAAGAAAAGAATGAAGCAATCGCACACATAGCAGAAATAAAACAAGAAATGAAAGCAATTGCAAAGCGTGGAATGTTTTTAGAAAAAAATGATGAATGCCCAACATGCGATCAGCCTATAGCAAATAAAGAGAAACTTGTTTTTGATACTAAGAACGAAGCTTATCAGGTACAATCAACTTTAAATATGGTTGAAGGACATAGTACTACCGTAGATAGAAAAATAATAAAGCTAGAAGAAGCCATGAAGGCTGTTAAGGAAAAAGCAGATAACTTAAATGCTAATAACAGAGATATAGTTTCAATCAACCAAAGCAATGAAGAATTACAAAGTTATTTAGAATCAGAAGTTTCTGCAGATCTTACCGGTGCCAAACGTGATTTAGAAGCAATGAACAGTGATAAAGAAAGTTTATTCGAAGAAAAATTAAAACTAAATGAACAGTTTGCATATAATAATGTTATAGCAGAAATGTTAAGAGACACTGGTATTAAAACAAAAATAATAAAACAATACTTGCCAACTATCAATAAACTTGTTAATCAATACTTACAAGTTTTAGATTTCTTTGTGCACTTTAACCTAGATGAAAACTTTAATGAAACCATAAGGTCAAGACATAGAGATGACTTTACTTATGATTCATTTAGTGAAGGTGAAAAGCAAAGAATAGATTTATCATTGTTATTTACATGGCGTCAAATAGCAAAGATGAAAAACTCAGTAGCTACGAATCTACTGGTACTCGATGAAACATTTGACTCATCACTCGATCATGATGGTATTGAAAACTTATTAAAGATACTATATACTCTTGATGCTGGTAGTAATACGTTTATTATATCACATAAAGGAGATATATTAGATGGTAAGTTTGAATCAAAGATAGAGTTTTATAAAGACAAAAATTTCTCTAAGATAAAAAATTAAATGCATTTAACGGTTTACTTTTATGAAAAACTGTGGTATAATATACTATAAAATAAAGAAGGAAGGTTTATTATGGAATTAAGTGAAAACACTTTGCAAATCTTAAGAAACTTTTCAGGTATTAATCAGAATTTATTGATTAAACCTGGATCGAATATTAAGACTATTAGTGAAGCAAGGAACGTGGTGGCAACTGCCGATGTCACCGAAAGTTTCGAAAAAGATTTCGGCATATACGATTTAAATGAATTCATTGGAGTAATGGGATTAGTCGATACTCCAAGTTTAAAATTTGAAGATGACTTTGTTACTGTTTCTGATTCATCAGGTAGATCTAAAGTAAAATATTTCTATGCTGCTGAAGAAACATTAACGTCACCTGCAAAAGATGTGAATATGCCTGATGGAGATGTTAAGTTTACATTAGATAATGATACTCTTAACAAATTAAAAAAAGCTGCATCAACGCTAGGTCACAACGAAGTATCAATAAAAGCAAATGATGGCATATTGAGTTTGTCAGTTGTTGAAAATCAAAATGCAACATCAAATGCTTTTTCTATTGATATAGACGGCGAGTTTAAACAGGACGCTGTTTTTAACTTTATTATAAGTATTTCTAATCTTAAGATCCTTCCAGGTGATTATGAAGTAGAAATATCTTCTAAATTAATAACGCAATTCAAACATAAAGAAATGCCTTTAAAATATTGGATTGCACTTGAAAAAACTTCAACATACGGAGCATGACATGTCAGATAATTTAACGCAATTAAAAGATCTTGCTAATAAAGCAAGTAGAAGTACAGTAGCAGTAATTGATGCTGTAACTCAAAGAGGTGGATTCAAAGGCGAAGAGCTTTCCACTATAGGTAGCTTAAGAGACCAATGTATTCAAATCATTCAAATTAGTGAGGCACTTCAGCAAGAAGATGCAATGAATGATAAGAGTGAACAAAAGAAACCAGAAGAAAAGAAGTAATGAGTACTGATTTTTTATGGGTTGAAAAGTACAGGCCTCAAAAGATATCCGATACGATCTTACCTGAATCTTTAAAACAAACCTTCCAAAAGATTGTTGACAGTAAAGAACTTCCTAATATGTTGTTCACTGGTACTGCCGGCCTAGGTAAGACTACCGTAGCCAGAGCTCTATGTAATGAGCTCGGCTGCGATTATATATTAGTTAATGGTTCTGAGGAAGGTAACATTGATACGTTAAGAACCAAGATAAAACAATTTGCGTCATCCGTCTCACTACAAGGTGGCTATAAAGTTGTAATACTCGATGAAGCAGATTACTTAAATCCTCAATCCACACAACCAGCATTGCGCGGATTCATTGAAGAGTTCTCCAAAAACTGTAGGTTCATACTTACATGTAATTTTAAGAACAGGATTATTGAGCCATTACATTCAAGATGTGGTGTATATGAATTTAATACTTCAAAAAAAGATATGGTAGAACTATGTCAGTCTTTTATGGTAAGATGCCAAACAATCTTAATCAAAGAAAATATTCAATATGATGATCCTGCAATTGCTGAACTCATAATGAAGTTTGCACCAGATTGGCGTAGAGTATTAAATGAATTACAAAGATACTCTGTTAATGGAAAGATCGACTCTGGTATTATTAACACTTTACAAGATAAAAACTTTGATGATTTATTCTCTCATTTAAAAAATAAAAATTTCAAAGGTATGCGTTCTTGGGTTGTAAACAATATAGATACAGATGCAAGCGCTATTTTTAGAGCCATTTATGATAGGATGTCAAATAAAGTTGCACCACAATCTATTCCACAACTGGTTCTTCTGCTTGCAGACTACCAATATAAAAATGCATTTGTAGCTGACCACGAACTTAACGTGGTTGCTTGTTTAACGGAGGTAATGTCAGATGTTCAGTTCAATTAATTTAACACTATACACTCAAGATGATTGTGGTTATTGTCATCTTTTAAAAAAGAAACTCGCTGAATGGGACTTTAGGTATAGAGAAATTAATGTCAGTTACGATTTGTTTGCAAAAGATTTCATGAAAGCAAATGGTCATAGAACAGTTCCTCAATTGTATTGGAATAATACACACTTAAATAAACTTCCAACTACTGAGCTTACCAAGCAACACATTATAGACGAACTTGATTATGAAAATTACATGGGTGGAGTAGAAGATTGGGGAACTCTAAAAAGAGCATAGCCATTATCGGTGGAGGTGTCGCTGGCATAACCACTGCATACTTCCTAGCTAAAAAATATAAAGTAGTATTATTTGATCCAAACGGTGTGGCTGAACAATGTAGTTACGCAAACGGTGGTCAACTTTCTGTATGTAATGCAGAAGTGTGGAATAGTTACGATAATATAATCAAAGGTGTTAAATGGTTAACACAACCTGATGCACCTCTTGCTTTTAGACCAGATCATTGGTCTTGGTCTAAAATTAAATGGATTGCTGGTTTTATTGGTGCAACCATAACTAATAAGTACGATTATAACACACGTAGAACTATTGAATATAGTTTAAGATCTCGTAAGTTACTTAAAAAATTAATGAAAGAAATAGACATTGACTTTCATCATAATGACTGTGGTATATTACACATATATAAAAATCAAAAGTCTTGGGATAAAGCACAAAGAACTCTAGATAGATTTAAAGACACTGGTTGGGGTAGAGTTAAAACAAAAACAAATCTTATAAAGTATAATATTAAATCAAATGATGTGGTAGGTGCTACTATAACTAAAGGTGATTCAGTTGGTGATATACATGCCTTTTGTACTGCACTACAAACTCATATGCTTTCTGATAAAAAATATAATTATAGTTTTCGTATTAATAAAATTGTTCGTAATGAAGATGAAGTCTATTGGTCGAATCGAAGAGATATGGCAATAAGTATCGATACCCTTAAAAAAGATTATGATGAAGTTATAGTATGTGCAGGTGCATATACAAAAACATTTTTACCAAATTTAAATATATATCCAATCAAAGGTTATTCTATAACATATCAAAATGCTTATGAAGCTCCTACTATATCTGTGCTTGATGACGATAGAAAAATAGTAGCTTCGCCTTTTGGTAATAATGTATTTAGAGTTGCAGGTACAGCAGAACTTGCCGGTTGGAATCATGATATGAGGGAAGACAGAATTAAACCTTTAGCCGACTGGGTAAAAGAAAATACTTTTGTTGATAAAGATAATTATGAGAAATGGTCATGCTTAAGACCAATGACACCGAATATGTTACCTGTTGTTGGTAAAGTAAAAGGCTTATGGGTTAATAGCGGTGCCGGTCATCTTGGTTGGACAATGGGAATGGCACTAGCAGAAAAGTTAACAAAGGATATATAATGGAAACAGAAATGTTAAATCAATTTGTAAATCAACTTGCAATGTGTGAGTTATTATCAGCACATAGTATAATACAACCATCTATGGCATTTGAATGTTTACAAGTTGAAAACTTTATAAAAGAATCATATTTCGATAATAACTACAATGAATTTATAAAATGGTGGGATGCTACAATAGTTCCTATAGTCACAGAATTACAATCAATGGTACAAAAAAATGAATCCCTTTGAGTATTGCAATGCAATAAATTATACTAAGAAAAATATTATGATAGATGATATCACAGAAAAAGCATATTCATCTTACATGGTAAATAGACAATTATCTTACTTTCCAGATACAGTTTTAGCTGCAAATGAAATGAACCGCAACCATCATATTGATAACCGTCTTCAATTTGATTTTTTTATAAATATAATTAGAAAACGTAAAAGGTTTTCTAAATGGTTTAAACCAGAACAAATTAGTGATTTGGAAGTAGTTAAACAGTATTATGGCTATAGCAACGAAAAAGCCCGTCAAGTTTTAACACTCCTATCCACTGATAATATAAAAGAATTGAAAAATAAGGTGGCTAAAGGTGGAAGAAAATAAAATAGTAGAATGGAACCCAGCAAGCATGCTCGAGGTGACATTGAATGAGCCGGACGATTTCCTTAAAATTAGAGAGACTCTTACTAGGATAGGAGTCGCATCTCGTAAAGACAATAAACTTTATCAGTCTTGTCACATCTTACATAAACAGGGTAGGTACTTCATTGTGCATTTTAAAGAACTCTTTTTATTAGATGGAAAAAAATCAAACTTAGAAGAAAACGATGTTGGCCGTAGAAATACTATAGCTACGTTGATGAGTGATTGGGGTCTATTAACTGTAGAAAATAAAGAACAGCTACAACCTATAGCACCACTAAGACAAATTAAGATAATCTCTTTTAAAGATAAAGATCAATGGGAATTATGTCCGAAATACAATATTGGTAATGCAACAAAGTAAAATTAAAGAAGCTTATAGAATATTCTTTTTAGTAAAAGGTCATCTTGACATTACTGACGATACTGCTCTAGCATGTTACGATAATTACTTTAAAAGATTATGGTACAATCAAGAAGCTTGGGTAAGAGAAGAAGCATTTGAAATAGCTTATAAAAAAAAATTTGGACCTACTGGTTTAAATTAAAAAAAAATATATTATATATATTATAGAGTCGCCGATAACCGGGACTCGTTTAACCTTGCTAGTCAATAGGAGGCAATTATGACTAAGAACTTTATTTATCCAAGAAACGCTTTTTTGGGTTTCGATCACATTTTCGACCAGCTAGAAAATATTCATAGCCACGCGAAAGATACTTATCCACCATACAATGTAGTTAAGCATGATAGTATGACATATGAGATTGAGATGGCAGTAGCCGGTTTCAAGAAAGATCATATCGATATTGAAATAAAAGATCATGTGTTAACGATTATTGGTGATAGACCAAAGCGTAGAGAACAAGACGCTTACGTCCATAAAGGTATCAGTGCTCGAAAGTTTAATAGGTCATTTAGACTGTCTGAATATACAGAAGTAGACGGTGCCGACATTCAGGATGGAATCCTTACTGTTAATCTTAAAGTAGTTCTACCAGAAGAGAAGCGACCTCGTAAAATTAAAATTAATTAATAACGAGGAAAAATAAATGACAACTCTAACTCAGGCTGTAAGTACAGCCACATGCCGGGTATGCGACGCAATTGCAGCCTGGGGCAAACGCACTCTATCAAATATTCAATACAATAGACAAATGGCAGCCAATAGACGTGTTGCTCAGGATCTTATAAGTCTTGGCTTTAATCATCAGAAGGAGCATGATCAAATACTCCGTCAGTTGAATGATCGCACTATTAATGAATATTATGGTAAGTACTAATATGTGGCCATACACTGAAGAAGAAAACGATTTTTTATCATAATCAAATCAAAAATTAGGCGGGTTCTTCCCGCCTTTTTTATTATAAATAGTTAATTATAAGGAGGTATAATATGAATATAGAACAGTTAAGAAAAGAACTTGAAGTGGATGAAGGAGTTAAATATGAAATATATAAAGATCACCTTGGTTACCCTACCTTTGGCATTGGTCATTTGGTTATTGATTCTGATCCAGAACATGGACAAGAAATTGGAACTCCTGTATCAGAAGATAGAGTTATCGAAGCCTTTGACAAAGACGTACAAATCGTGCTCTCAGATTGCGAGCGATTGTACAATGACTTTAATGTCTTGCCAGAAGAATGCAAACTAATCATTGCTAACATGATGTTTAATATGGGAAGACCGCGTCTATCCAAGTTTAAGGGTATGAAGGCTGGAGTGGATTCAAAAGATTGGAATAAAGCCGCAGATGAAATGATAGACTCTGCATGGTATAGACAAGTACCAAATAGAGCAGGTAGACTTGTTAAAAGAATGAGAGCATTAGCATAATGTCAGATTTAGATTTCGATTTTGGTTTTACTGCTGTAACTGAAGATGAGTTAGAAGCAGTACAAAAAACTAAAGTATCAGCAGAAGGCGCTCAAGAAAAACTTGATAAGCTTTATAATGCAATCACACCGCTATTAACTAACTTAAAGAAAAATCCAGAAAAAGAATATATTCTTTGGCCAAACAGGCTGGAGAAAGTAGAAGCATTTGAAGATCATATTCAGAAAATTTATTTAAAATAATCCTTTACTTTTACTAAAAACTATGGTATAATATAACTACAATGGAAAATTTTAAAACATTTTTATTAGAAGCTCAAGGAAAAGGTTTAACGATCTTTGATATTGATGAGACTATGTTTATAACCAAAGCAAAAGTAAAGGTGGTTAAAAATGGTAAAGTTATTAAGAAACTTGATAACCAAGAATTTAATACTTATAAGAAAAAAGCTGGAGAAGAATATGACTTCGGCGAATTCAAAAACGCCGAAGTATTTAAGCGGACGTCAACGCCAATCGCACGAATGATTAACAAAGTTAAGGCAATATTGAAGAATGCTACAAGAGCAGGATCAAAAGTTATTATCGTAACTGCAAGGCCTAACTTTGATAACAAGAAAACATTTCTAGATACATTTAGAAAACAAGGGATCGACATAGATAAAATCTATGTTGAACGTGCTGGTAACTTAGGTAGTGGACCAGCAGCAGAAAATAAAAGAGTAATATTTAAAAAATACTTAAATCAAAATATATATAAAAGAATAAGACTTTTTGATGATGCTAAGTCTAATCTTAAAGTTTTTTTATCATTACAAAAAGACTACCCGGATGTTTCATTTGAAGCATTCTTGGCAAAACCAAATGGCTCTGTTTCAAGAGTAAGATAAGGAGAAAAAATGAAATCGATACTGCACGCAATGGCAGTGGCAACACTGTCTTTGTTTTTTTGTTTGTCAGCGTACGCTGACAAGGTGAAAGTTGGATTTATATACGTAGGACCTATCGGCGACCACGGTTGGACTTACAGACATGATATTGGTCGACTTGATGTTGAAAAACATTTTGGTGATAAAGTAGAAACTATATACATGGAAAGTGTAAAGTATGGACCTGATGCCGAAAGAGCAATAAGGGCTATGGCAAAAGACGGAGCTGATATTATATTCGCTACATCTTTTGGTTATATGGAACCTATGTTAAAAGTTGCTAAAGAATTTCCAAATGTAAAATTTGAACATGCAACTGGTTACAAGCAATCTGAAAACATGGCTAGCTATGGTTTAAGATTATATCAAGCAAGACACGTTCAAGGAATTATCGCTGGAATGATGACTAAAACAAATAAGATTTGTTATGTAGGTGCATTTCCAATTCCTGAAGTAATTAGAGAAATTAATACTTTCTACTTAGGCGCAAAGAAAATGAATCCAAAAGTTGACATCGATATTGTATGGGTAAACTCTTGGTACAATCCACCTAAGGAAGCTGATGCTGCAGCGGTTATGATTGCAGAAGGATGTGACATGGTAGCTCAACATACTGATTCACCTGCACCTCTACAAACTGCACAGAAAAATGGTGTAACAGGTTTTGGTCAGGCTTCTGATCAAATAAGATTTGCACCAAAAGCACAGCTTACTGCTACTATCGATAACTGGTCTCCTTATTATATTGAAAAGGTACAAGCAGTTATAGATGGTAATTGGAAAACTGGAGATTACTTTGGTCATATGAAAGATGATGTCGTACAAATGGCGCCATTTACTAATATGCCTGTAGATGTTGAAGCATTTGCACAGAAAATTAAAGAAGGTATTACAGATGGTAAGTACTTTGCTTTCACTGGACCTATTAAAGACAACACTGGTAAACTTCAATTAAAAGATGGAGAGATTGCTAGTGATGCTCATTTAAATAGCATGATGTACTATGTCGAAGGCATAGACGCTACGGTGCCAAAATGATACCAGTAATTGATTTTAAAGGGCCTAACGTCCTCGATAAAATTAAAGAAGCCTACACGACTGTAGGCTTCGCTGTATTTACTGATTGCCTAACATCTCATGAGCAGGATTCAATGGAAGCTTGGTCGGAGAAAATGAAAGAATTTTTTACTTTATCTCTCGAAAAAAAGATGCAATACGCATATGAAGGTATTGAATCTAATATAGGTTACACTATGTGGTTAAAAGAAAACGTGGATCCTACCGCACCAAAAGATATGAAAGAGAGTTTTAATTATAACGATAAAAGAACTACAAACTGGCCAACAGAAATAAAAGATTTTAAACCATCCGCTTTAGAAAGTATTGATATAGCAGATAGACTTACACTTAATATATTAGAAAAATTTGATAATATAATGAAAAGCCGTACTGTTCTTGTTGATGCACATAAAGAAAACTATAGTACTACAAGGTTTATACACTATCCAGCATATGAAGGTGACATTGAACCAAAACAATTGAGAATAGGTGAACATTCTGACTACGGTACCATTACACTATTATGGCAGATTAATGATGTACCAGGGTTGGAAGTACAAGACTTAGAAGGCCAATGGCATCCAGTTCCTTATGCAAAAGATGGAGTCGTTGTTAACATCGGTGATCTATTACAAAGATGGACTAATGATTATTTTGTAAGTACAAAACATAGAGTTGTAAATTCACACATACATTTACCAAGATATAGTATGCCACATTTTGTTGATCCTAAACCGAGAACAGCCGTAGTTAATATACATGACACACCAACAAAGTATCGTCCAGTTTTCAGTGATGAATATTTGGAATTTAGATTAGAGCAAACTTATAAATGAAAATAAAAGATTACATTAGAAGTTTTGAAGATTGGCCTGTTAAAGGTGTAAGTTTTAAAGACACCGCAGGTTTATGTAATGGTGACGGGTTTAAACTCACAAATGATTTTATATTTAAAAAATTAATAAAGTATACTAGTGAAAGCTATACTGATAAAATTATAGGAATAGATGCAAGAGGTTTTATATTTGCAGCGCCCTTAGCTCATAATTCGTCTATACCTTTAGTTTTAGCAAGAAAAGAAGGTAAGCTTCCCGGACCAGTAATATCTAAAACATATGATTTAGAATATGGTACATCTACGTTACAGATACAAAAAGACAGTATTAGTAATAAAGATCGCGTAATTATTGTAGATGATCTTTGTGCCACTGGCGGAACAATGAAAGCAACTATTGATATTGTTGAAAGTGTATCAGCTAAAGTTGTAGCAGTCTTATGTGTTATAGATTTACCTAAGCTTGGTGGATCTACAAAAATAAAAGAAAGAAATATTCCATTTTATAACGCGGTATCATATGAATGATAAAAATAAAATAATGGCTCAAGTTGTAAAGAACTTAGAACAGGTATACGATCCTGAGATGCCAAGTATTTCTGTCATACATTTGGGTTTAATTTATGATATAGAAATATTAGAAAATAATACAGTGGTTAAAATTACACATACACTTACAAGTGCTTTCTGTCCAATGGCAGATGAAATAAATCAAAATATTCAACAAGCTGGAATGGTAGAAGGAATAAAAGAAAGTATAGCCAATTGTACTTTTCAACCACCATTCAGTATGGACATGGTTCCGGAAGAAACTAAAATGGCTATGGGTTGGACATGATTAAGCTAACTGAAAACGCAAAAAAATATCTAACTGATATTAAAAAGGATGATTACATTACTCTTGGTGTTAATGGAGGAGGCTGCTCTGGATTTCAGTATGTCTGGGATTATAAGAAAAACTGGCCTAATGTAAAATGGAGTCAACCATACGAAGATTGTTTAGTTCTCGATCCAATGGCCGAAATGTTTGTAGCAGGTTGTACAATAGATTATGTTACTGAACTAGGCGGCTCATATTTAAAAGTTATAAATCCAAATGCAGTTGCATCCTGTGGTTGTGGCGAATCTTTCGCCGTATAATTTTATTTCAAAAAATATCATTTTTTCCTTTACATTTGCTGAAAACTAGTGTATAATAGATCTATAATTGAAGGAGAGCTTATGACTAAATTACAACAACACTATATTAATTTTCAATCACAACCAACAATACCACATAAAATTTTATATTTACAACAAAACCAAAACGAATTATCACAATTCAATATAAACGTACCTAATCTCATCAAGGCCTGGACTACAAATCAATGGCCATGGAACCAACCTAAACCGGACCAAAACTAAATGTCATTTTACACCAACGTATTACGATACAAAAATAATATTTTGTATCGTGGTTATTCTGATAACGGCGATAGAGTTATTAAAAAAGAACATTACAAACCAAAGTTCTACGTCACATCAAATACTAAAACTAAATTTAAAAGTTTAGATGGAAATTATGTTGGACCTATAGAATTTAATAGCATGTATGAAGCCGGCCAATGGTTTAAAGACAATATTGAAGTATCAGGTAGAAGTATATACGGTAACAAAAGATTTACTACACAATACACAATGGATAAGTTTCCACAAGATATTCAATTTAATCGTAATATGATTAACGTTGGTACGTTTGATATTGAAACAGATTATGATGATGGTTTTCCATATCCAGACCAAGCTGCTCATACTATATTATCAATATCGTATAAGTCAAGTAAATATTCAACATATCATGTGTGGGGCTATGGAGATTTTGATACTGAAGCTTCTCTTATAAAAGATGTTAAATACACTCGGTGTAACAGTGAAGAAGAACTTCTCACTAAGTTTATAGAATTCTGGTCTCATCCGGATATCACGCCTGATATTATAACAGGTTGGAATACAAGATTTTTTGATATACCGTATATTATTAATCGTGTTTCTAAAGTCTTAGGTATTGAATGGCTATCAAAGTTTTCTCCTTATGGATTACAAATACCACCTCCAAGAATGGTACCAAGTCGTGGTAAAGAAAATATGGTTTATGAGATTCCTGGAATACAAACACTTGATTACATGGAATTATTTCAAAAGTTTGGTTATACATACGGTCCGCAAGAATCATATGCATTGAATCATATTGCTTATGTTGTACTTGGCGAAAAGAAACTTTCATATGAAGAATCAGGTTCGCTTAAAAATCTTTATAAAGATGATTATCAAAAGTACATCGATTATAATATGAAAGATGTTCAATTAGTTGATAGACTTGAAGAAAAACTTGGATTGATTACTTTAGCTATTACTGTAGCTTATAAGGGTGGTGTTAATTATCAAGACACATTTGGTGTTACAGCAATATGGGAATCTATTATTTGTAAAAAATTAAGTCAACACAATATTATAACTCCTCTTACTCAAGACTTTGATGATTATCAAATCATTGGTGCAACTGACACATCTAAAAAGAATCCATCACCAGCTTTTCGTGAACAAGGTAAAAAACATCATATCGCCGGCGGTTATGTAAAAGATCCAATCCCTAAAAAATATCAATGGGTAGTATCATTTGATTTGAATTCTCTATATCCTAACATTATTGTTCAAAACAACATGTCACCAGAAACTATAGTAAACCATATTGATGATCCCGATAAATACGTTAGAGCTGCTAATGAAACATATTATCGTAAAGACTTTCAAGGTGTACTTCCACAGATTATTGAAGAATATTATGATGAACGTGTATCAGTAAAGAAGATGATGTTAGCAGCTAAAACTCAAATGCAAAAAGGTTATACAGTTGAACTTGATAAAGAGATAAACACTCTTGAAAATCGTCAAGTAGCTATTAAAATCTTGCTTAATAGTTTATATGGTGCACTTGCTAACAAACACTTTTTATATTTCAGACCAGCACTTGCTGAAGGTGTTACTCTTACAGGCCAAAAAGCAATTAAGTGGGCTGAACAAACTATGAATAAAGAATTAAACAATTTACTTAAGACAGATAAAGATTATGTTATAGCAATTGATACGGATTCTTTATACGTTAACTTTGGTCCACTCGTAGAGAAATTTGCACCAAAGAATCCAGTTTTATTCTTAGATGAAATTTGTAAGAAACATTTTGAACCTGCTATAGAAAAGGCTTATCACGAGTTTTACCTCATGCATAATGCATATAAAAATAGAATGGTCATGGCAAGAGAAGCAATATCAGATGTTGGTATTTGGACTGCAAAGAAAAGATATATTCTTAATGTACATAATAATGAAGGTGTTCAATATTCAGAACCAAAACTTAAGATTATGGGTATTGAAGCAATTAAGTCATCAACACCTGAAATAGTTCGTAATAAATTTAAAGAAGCATTTAAACTTATAATATCTGGTACTGAAGCCGAAACACAAAAGTTTATTGCTAACTTTAAAGCAGAGTTTAAAACATTACAACCAGAAGAAGTAGCTTTTCCACGTAGAGTTACAAACATTACGGATTGGCATGATAGAAAAACAATATTCAAAAAGAGTTGTCCAATACATGTTAGAGGATCTCTCTTACATAATTATTATCTTAAACAAAATAAACTAAATAATAAATATGAACTTATAACAAATGGTGATAGAATTAAATTCGTTTATTTAAAGATGCCAAACTCTATAAAGCAAAATGTAGTATCATTTAAAGATGTATTGCCAAAAGAATTAAAATTACATAACTATATTAACTATGATTTACAGTTCGAAAAAACATTTATCGAACCACTAAATTTAATACTCAACCCAATCGGCTGGACCGCCGAAGAACAAGCAACATTGGAGGATTTTTTCGTATGAGTACAAACTGGTTTAAAGATATGCAAGATATGCATAAAAAATATGGAGTCAACAAATGGATGCAAGCTGAGATGCAGTCTGATGTAGACTGGAGAAAAATTAATAAGTTCATGCAATTTAGAATTGGTATGATGCAAGAAGAACTTGATGAAACAAAGAATGCCTTTGAGAAAAAAGATGCAGAAGAAATGGTTGATGGTATTATAGACTTATGTGTTTTTGCAATCGGTACGCTCGAAGTATTCGGTGTTGATGCCAATAAAGCATGGGATGAAGTATATAGAGCCAACATGTCAAAAGAAGTTGGAATTAAAGAAGGCCGACCTAATCCACTTGGATTACCAGACTTGGTAAAGCCAGAAGGTTGGGAAGGTCCAGATCACGAAGGTAATCATGGAAATATCACTGACTCTTTTCAATAGTATATTTGATAATAAGACTGGCCAAAAGCTTACATTTAAAGACTTTGATAGTTTTGAAAAAGCTTTATATGGTTTGTCTGAACGTAGAATAAAATCAAAGAAAGAAGCTCCCCTAATGTCACCAGCTTGCTACAAGCCTGACACCACACGTAAGAACGATAATGTTACAATGTGGTCAAGCTGGTGTGCAGTTGATGTTGATGATTTTAAATTTGAAGGAGATTTATATGGAAATTTACGTGCACGGTTTGGTAATTATAAGTTCGTTTGTTACTCTACTGCTAGCTCTACACAATCTTTTCCAAAGTTTCGTCTTGTCTTCCCTCTTACAAAAAACGTTCCGGCTGAAAAGATTCGACACTTTTGGTTTGCTCTCCAAACGGAACTCGGCGACCTCGGAGATAAACAAACCAAGGATCTATCTCGCATGTATTATATACCAGCAAAATATGATAATGCTTTTAATTTTATCTTTAGTAACAGTGGCGATTATATCGATCCAGATATGGTTATGAATAAGTACCCGTATCGAGAAAAAGCAACTAATAGTTTCTTTGATAGATTACCTGAAGATATGCAAAAAGAAATTATACAACATCGTAAGTCTAAACTTGATAATACAAATGTAAATTGGTCATCATATAGGGATTGTCCTTTCTTTCCAAAACAATTGGAAAAAGAATATCGAATGATAAGTAGCGCTGGTTGGTATCATAAAATGTATCAGATCATGGTTGCCACAGCTGGTAATGCAGTTAAAAACAAATATCCAATTACCGCACAAGAAATTACTAACCTATGTAGAGAACTTGATGTGGAAACTGGTAATTGGTATAAGTCCCGTCCATTAGAAAAAGAAGCTGATCGTGCTTTAGAATACGTATATAAAAATATTTAAATAAATTACTTGAAACACGTATAACTCGTATATATATTACAATTGCGTGTAAAAACAGATGAAGGAATTATCATGACACAACTCATATCACCCCAAAAATTCACAGACACAGTTGGCCTTTTAAGGTCATTTTTTTTAGATAAAGGTTTTTTAGAAGTACACACTCAAAATAGATTATCTATCCTTGCAGCATGCGAAGATCCATTCAATGTTGCAACTTACAATTATGCAGGCCAAGTATGGCCACTGCCACAAACAGGTCAAATGTGGTTAGAACACGAATTATTATCCGCCCCTGATTCTAAGGGGTTTTTTTGTGTCTCCACTTCGTATAGGCAAGAACCAAATGCAATACCCGGAAGACACGATATAATCTTTCCGATGTTTGAATTTGAAATGCCGGGTAACATATATGATCTTGCAAGAATGGAATATGAACTCGTTGAATACTTAGGATTTAAAAAGCCAATAGAAAAGAAATATTCTCAATGGCAAAAAGAGTATGGTGTTGATGGAGAACTTACTGCAGAGCATGAAGGTAAGATGTTTGATGATTACACAACAACAATGATTACTGACTTTCCAGAGTTTACGAGTCCATTTTGGAATATGAGTCGATATGAAGATGGAATACATTCTAAAAAGATTGATGTTATTCTTGGAGGTATGGAAACAATAGGATCAGCAGAAAGATCAACTGATGTGGATCAAATGCGTGATACATTTCATACAATAACTGAAGGTGCTTATGCTAATCTTTTATTTGATTTATTCGGTAAAGAAAGAGTAGAAGCAGAGTTAGAAGAATTCTTAAAGTTTGATTTCTTTCCAAGAGTTGGTGGAGGAATTGGAATAACAAGAATGATCCCGGCTTTAGAGACCATATAGGTTTATTGTTGGGTGGTGGAATTGGTAGACACGCACGATTGTTTCTCGTGTGCTGAAATGCGTGCAGGTTCGACTCCTGCCCCAACAGCCAATAATTTACACTAAGTAGAAAATTTAATCCTTTACTTTTCTACTTTTTTAGTGTATAATAAATATATAAAATAAAGCCAGGCGGAAATCCTTCCGCGGCTTAGTCATTATCAAGGAGATACATATGACACTATCAGAAATAGTACGCGACCCGCGTAAATTCCTAAAAAGCTTTCAAGAACACATTGCACATATCGATTCAGTACCAGTTGGTATTGAGACTATTAAAGTGTGGAAACATGTGCAAACTAGACTTCACTCTACAATTCAAGAACATATAGATCATTTAGTAGAACTAATAGACTCTGGTGTTAAACTAGATCCTATAATAGTTTTTAAGGATTTTTATGGTCCGGAAGAACACTTGATTGTAGAAGGAAATCATAGAAGACAAGCATGTATCGAATCTAAGTATGGTAAAAGCTTAGACGTAGTATATGTAACTAAAGATGTTTGGGAGTATTATGCAAATCCTATGGTTATAAACCAACTGGGATTAGCTTACAATGCTCATCCAGTAAAAAGACAACTTGTTTTAAATAAGAATGATGCTAAAAATTTCATGTTTAAATATTTTGCCGATAAACAACCTATTGAAGATTTACCTTTTATCTTAGCTACTTTTGGATATACTAAAAGAGAAGTAAAGTCTTTGATGAGTAAAGGTGAAAAAATTAAACAACAACAAGATTATCTTGGTTCTCTTTCTAGAAATTTTGTTTTTAGAAACTGGAAAGAAAATGGTGATCTTCAAAAAGAAGTTGAAAAAAAGAAAAAGCCAGGAGCTTTAGTAGTTTCAATGTCATCTGGTAATTTTAGTTATGATAAAATGATATTTAAATTATCGGATGCCATTGACGATGATAATCCATATACTGAAATTTGTGTAATAGTTCATCATCCAGATCATCCAGCCATGACAGAATGGAATGATTATTGGGAAGCTAAACATAAAAAAGTTATGAAGAATTTTGCAAAAGCTTTTAATTGTTCTCAAAATATTATAGTTTTAGATCATTTAAAAGTAAACGCTGAATTATAAGCTTAAAAAATAAAATGCACTTTTTTTCATTTAAGTGCATTTTTTCCTTTACATTCTCTAATTTCTATGGTATAATAGTACTATAAAATTAAAAAGGGAGTTTTTATATTATGTCTACTAAATTCAACACTACTCAAAACGCACCATCTAGGTCTAACGCTAATCGTTCTCCAAACAAACAACCTAAAGCTTTTCCACGAAATGGTAAATGGCCTAATGATTTTGGACAGCAAAGATTAGGTATTCTCCAAAAAGAATGGGTTGCCTTGCAATTACGTAATCACGGTTTTATAAAGTATGGTGCATAATAATGGCTCATGAATCTGAAATCATAAATACTTACAAACATCCATTCGTCGGCATTAAATGGCCGGTGACTGGATCTAAAGGTGATCAATATACCGTCACTATGCGTGATAGTGGTTTTGATTGTGACTGTATTGCATTCAGAAAATGTAAACACATCAAAGAAGTAGAAGAAAAGATTGTGCCAAATGATTAATATGTTAATCACTTTTTTTCATTTAAGTGCATTTTTTCCTTTACAAACCATAAAAAGTATGGTATAATATATCTATAAAATTAAAAAAGCGGAGAATAAAATATGTATAAAGGTTATCAATTTGAATTATTTACTAACAGCTGGGGTATCAACTCAGGTTTCAAAAGGTTAGCGGACGAGTTACACGGTTTAGTACCTCTTCAAGGTAAGTGTGAATTTTCACAATCAAAAAATAAATATTTAGATAAGTTCAGAAGAGCTCAAAATGCAGCTTATGATCTTTTCAATAATGGCCTTTGTAACAGAAGAGGTCAATTCAATAATATATTTGGTTTTGCACCAACTCAAAGTAATGTACATTATTCTAATAAAGATACATGGACACATTGGGAAAACATGGTCGAAGAAGTTATGACACCAATCATACAGGCTGCGGCTAAAGAACAAGGAGTTAAGTAATGTATTATGTTGATGCTTTTAAAAGTGATATTATAATTGATATGACTACCGGAATGGAAGTTCTTGATAGTAACATTAAGTCAGATGGAAAAAGATATAAATGGTTTGATGAAATGATGGTATGCGCTTCTGGCCATATTAAAAAAGAAGATGCTGTCGCTCAAGTAAAAAAGCTTGAAGGTAAAGGTTATAGAGTTGAAATGGAGGAAAGTTTATAATGGTTAAGTTTGATAATATATTTTATGTAGGTGATACCGTAGAAACTAAATACGGTCTAAATAAGATTAAGAAGATAGAGTTAATGCCTGAGCCAAGACATTACTCTAAGTGTGGAATTGATGTAAAAAAAATGTTTACAAATATGAAAAACTATTGTATAATAGATCTAGATAACAAACATTTTGTATATGGAGATGAGGTAGAATTATGCCGAAAATAGATAGAAAAGAATCAGTTGCAGTCTTACAAGAATGTATGGACTTACAACTCAGAAAATCCAAAGATTATCAAAGCGATACATCTAACGTAACACAATCAATGCATTACCGTAGAGGTGTGGATACAATCCATGACATCATTATCGGTAAGCTTATGCGTGCTACATCATTAATTGAATCAGGTAATGATCCAAACTTCGAATCACTCGAAGATACTTACAAAGATATGATTAACTATGCATCATTTGCAGTATCATATATGCGTGGTAAAATGGACGGCCAACAATCTGGTAGAGATATGTTTAATAAACCAACAGCCAGTACAAATGGTGGTTTCTCTGGTGTTGGAGGAAGGGCAGTAAAATGATACAAGAAAATACAAGCGATATAAAACATTACTTTATTAATGCTTTGGACAAAGAAGATTTTGTTATGGATAGGTCAGGTCAAAAAACTATTGAACTTATCGGTGCCAGTTTCTTTGCTGATCAACCAGCAATATTTGGTACACCAAACAAATCATATATAGAAATAGAAAAAGCATGGTATGAAAGCCAATCAACAAATGTCAATTGGATTAAAGAAAATTATAATCGAAATGTACCTGAAGCTTGGCTAGCATCATCAAATGATTTTGGTCAAATCAATTCTAACTATGGTCATTTAATTTATTCTGATAAGTATCATCATCAGTATGGTCAAGTGCTTGATGAATTACTAACAAATCCAGATGGCCGTAGAGCTTCAATGATTTACACAAGACCTAGTATATGGATGGAATATAATGAAGATGGTAAAAATGATTTTATATGTACTAACGCCGTTACTTATTACATACGTGATGGTAAAATACACTGTGTTGTCCAAATGCGCTCAAACGATGTTGTGTTCGGATACAAGAATGATTATGCTTGGCAGCTTTATGTTTTAGAACAAATGATAAAAGACTATAATGACTGTAAAGAAGATGGTACACCAGAATTAAAAGTTGGTGACATAATCTGGCAAGTACAAAACTTGCATGTTTACGAAAGGCACTTTCATCTTGTCAAATAAATGGGATAAAAGATTTTTAGAAATGGCTAA